TTTATAACAGATGCTACATTAGCTAATGGACAGATATTAGCATATGACGGAACTGATTGGGTTAACAAAGGCGGTAATGCTGGTGGATTAATCACATTAGGTAATGTATCAGATGTCAAGTTAGACGGCGGTGCTATAAGTTATGTTTTGACAACTGACGGAGTGGGTAATCTTAGCTGGACTCCTAAAGGTGTAATATCATTAGACATCCTTACAGTGAGCAATGCTAACCCTGCAGTAGTAACACTAACTTCAGATTTCGCATTAACTAATAACACAGAAGTCACCATTAATGGTATCACGGGTAACACAGGTTTTACTGCATTAAATGCAGGAACATTTTTCTTACAAACTGTACCTACTAGTTTTAGTGAATACAAGCTTTATAATAGTCCGGGAACAGGCAGTCCATATGATGCTACAGCTATAACACCATTATATCCTTTCACAAGTGCTACAGCTACTGATAGCTCAACAGATATAATAACAGTCGCTGATAGTGTACCGTTCGCAAATACCAATCCTGTAATATTTTATGGTGACCTAGCAAATAGCGGTATAGAAGCAAATACAACTTATTACATTTGCAATGTACCTACAACTACAACGATACAGATTTGCACTACAAGTGACGGCAACATAGGAAATCTATTAAGTCTAACAACAGCAACTATAACTGCTAATGTGTTTGTTACTGGAGGTAAAGTTACTTCTATAATAAGCGGAGGCAGCGGATCAGGTGGCGCAGCGGGTGGTGTAACAAGTTCTATACAATATAACTTTGCCGGTATCATAGTAGGTGATAGTAACTTTACATGGGCTAACTCTTCACAGTTATTGACAGTTAACGGTAATTCAAATATAGGTAATGTTACTATAACAACTGCAGGTGGTATAGGTACAGTGACTGCTAACTTGTTAGTATCAAATATTGCAACAGGTACTGCACCATTAACTGTAACCTCAACGACAAGAGTTGCAAACTTAAATGTAAGTTATAGTAACGTGAGTGATTTTGAAGTAGTTACTACTAGAACTACAGGAACATTTTATCCTGCATTAGTTAGTGCATTGTCAGGCAATCTTGCCTTAGGTGCCAATGCAAATCTTTCGTTTAATGCAGCTACAGGCAACCTATCAGCAACACTTTTGACAGGCATATTAACAACAGCAAGTCAGCCAAACATTACAAGTGTTGGTACATTAACAAGTCTAGCTGTAACTGGCAATATTACAGCAGGAAATCTTTATGCTAATACCGGAACATTAGGTGCTGCAACTATAACTGCGACTGGAAATGTTACAGGCGCGAATGTATCTGCAACTACCGGTGTTATATCAGGTAACGGTAGTAGCATATCATCATTAAATGCTAGCAATATCACGTCAGGCACATTAGCTCAGGCAAGACTTGCAAATAGCTCTATCACCATTAATGGTGTTACGATAGCACTAGGTGGCACAGGTACTATAGGCGCTAGCACTACTAATACATTAACATTAGGCGCATATTTGACAGGCGGTAGCTTTAATGGTAGTGCTGCAGTTACAGCAGCGGTCGATGCAACCCCTTCATCTACAGCCAGCAAAGTGGTAGCTAGAGATACTAACGGTAGCTTTAGTGCGAACATCATAACAGCAAACTTGAATGGTAATGCGACTACAGCAGGTACAGTGGTTACTGCGGCACAACCAAATATTACCAGTGTTGGTACATTAACTTCATTAACTGTGAGTGGAAATATTACTGCAGGGAATGTCGATGGAGGAAACTTAGTAAGTGCAAACTTCTTGCAGGGTACGGTAATAACAGCGGCACAACCAAATATAACTAGCGTAGGTACTCTTACAAGTTTAACAGTTTCAGGTAATGCTAATGTAGGTAATATAGGGGCTACTAATGGCGTATTCACTGGTAATCTAACAGTAGGTAACATTGTTAATAACGGATATAATATACGTTCAGTAGGTACAGGAATCGCAGCAGCCGGCACAGTACAGGGAAATGCTACCGCAATAACTAAAGAATTTAATCTTGTATCAAGCGTTCCTAGCAGTTCTAACGGAGTAGTGTTACCTACAGCAGTAGCCGGTATGGCTATAAGTATTGTAAACTCTACGAGTACAACTATGAACGTTTATCCAGCTGCTGGAGCACAAATTAACGCATTAGGAACTAATATTCCTCTTACACATAGTGGAAATGCTACACTTCAGTACATAGCTCTAACTAGTACTCAATGGTATACAGTAGGCGCCACTTACGCCTAAGTAAGATAAATACTTTATAGGAAAATATAATGGCAGCAGCAATATACACACCAAGCGGATCAAGTCAACAGACAGCAGCATCAGGTACTGAAAAAGTTCGCATATCAACTACTAGTAGCGCAATTGCTGTGGTTGTAGGTAGCAATCCAACTGCTAATCTGTCAGCTTGTGAGATTATTCCCGCAAACACTGTAAACAATAGTTTCATAGTCGGTGAAGGAAATAAGATCGCTTATATCAGTGTAAGCGGCACAGGCATATTTTCAGTCACAGAACTTGGCGCAGCAGTTGGCGAATAATAGTAGTGTAATAAAATAGCATTTTTTGATAAATATAACATATTCATAACGTTGTTGTTATGAGTTTATGCGGTCCCCGCCGCGTATCGGCTAGAACCCGAACTTATAGGAGAAAAACAATGGGTCGTCCACTTAAAATCGCAAAAGCACAAGCAGTCGTTACATTGACTGCAACAAACGGAACTACTGAAGTAGTCACAACAAATGCAAACTTTACTAACCTAGGCATCATTGCTGGCATGCCATTCATTCCAGCAAGCAACGTAGGCAACCTAGTAGCCGGTACAACATACTGGATATTAGAAGTAGTGAATGCAGGAGCCAATAGTACTTTCACAGTTTCAGCAACAGAATTGTCAGCAAACCCAACTTTCACTAAGTTTAATTTGGCAACAACTACTGCACAATCAGTAGCATTAACAGTTGGTGTCGTTGATGCATATTTCAATAACCCAATCGGCGGCGCAGGTTATCCTGCAACTAACGCAAATACATATGGTGTAGTTGGTGGTAACACAGCAATCTATGGTAGCCAAGTATTAGTTGGCGTATGCATGGGTGTAACAGGAACAGGTACAATAACTGTCGCTGATGATAGCCCAGACATTGACGGTGTTGGCACAGACTTTGCAAACACATTCGTAGACGGTACAATCGTTTATGACGTTGATGGTAACATTCTTGGTACTATTGATGACATAGCAAACGCAAATGCTGTATTCGCAACATTTGCAGCCAACGCAAGTGCAAACGTATCAGGTGCTGCTTATGTATATGGCACACCGGAAGCAGGCTTTATCGTTCGTCAGAAAGGAAAGATGAAGTATCTCGTAAAAGGTACAACGTCAGGTCTAACACAGGCTTGCTATACAGCAAATGTAGCAAACACTGCATTATCACCTAACACGTTCACAATCACAGCAACTTATGCTAATACTTCAACAGCATATGTGCAGTCACTAAGTGACTATAGGTCAGAAGTGTTCCCAACAACTGTTGCTGCTGCTTCATTGGTAGCAGGTACAGTATATACTATTGAGTTTGTTGGCACAACTGACTTCACAGCAGTTGGTGCATTTGCCAACATGACTGGTATCACATTCGTTGCTACTGGTGCAGGTTCAGGTACAGGTACAGCAGTACTTTCAAACATTGATCCTGACGTTATAGCATCGTTCAACAGCGCAGTTGCAGCAAACACTGCAAATGGTCTATTGAACCCAGTAGTAACCATCACAAACTCCTAATAGGAAAAATAAGATGCCAGCAGCAGTTCGTGTTAATAAAATTAAGCAAGCTGAGACTGACATCGCAGTCCTACAGGTGCAAGTCAGAAATCTTGATGAAAAGTTCGATGAACTCAAATTTGATTTCAAAGATTTGCGTGGTGCAATAGATAAGGGGTCTGAAGATACTTTAAATATGATTAAAGAACTTCAGACCTCTAATTCTGAATCTCATGAAAAGTTAGCAGAAAAAGTAAATGTGCTTGAGCGTGTGCGCTGGATGGTCATGGGCGCTGCTGCAGTTGCAGGAGCTATGGGTTTTGAAACATTTCAAATGCTAGTAGCTAGTTTTGTGTCGTAAGCATACGCAGTTTATCTTGAACTAGATCAATATTCACAGTACTAAACAATCCAGGATGCAAAGGTTTAGGATATAAGTCATCATTCACCCAAGCATAACCACAATGTTCGTCATTTAGCTCCGGTGTAAATTCTTGAGAAACTTCACAGAAAAATGTATTATATGTGAAACTGTTATTAGTAAACTTTTGTATAGGTATTAGTTTCCATTCTTTATTCCATACATTCATCTCTTCGCTGCATTCTCTTTCAAGACCTTCAAGCAAAGTCTCATTTTTTTCTATCTTACCACCGGGTATGCTCCAGCTAGGTGTTTTATCAGACCTTAATAGATAGAGATAACGATTTGTAGATTTAGCGTAAAAGAATATACCGGCTGAAACACTCATACGTTGATTTATCTGTAATCAAATGACTATAGAATAATCTCCCTCACCATACCAGCCTTCATATGATTTCATCCATTGACCTTCTGTATTAACATAACGATACTGTACATTGGTAGTTAGATTTGTTACATACTCAACATCTGTTGCTTCACTAGCATCAAAAGATATGGACCATTGTCCTGTACCTGCGTTATATTGCACTATATCATTTGCACTTGCTACTAATGTACCCCAAGCTACTGTGCTACTACCCTCGCTACCTATGTCTTCTACTATCAAATATCTACGACCATTGATAGGTCCTGGCAATCCTGCATTAGGACCTTGCAATAAAGGATTGATTATAGCATCTACTGGATTAAGTGTATTTTGTGGTAATGTATCTGAATCAATATTGTAGATCAATAACCTATCGTCTATTGGATCGGGTACTATGGTACCTACAATATCATCTTCCATGTAGGGATTTTGTAACCATATCTGGCTTATGCCGGGTTTTACATTACCGTATACGTTCAATAAGCTAGACCAATATAAGCTTGTATTAGGACTATCAGGAATATCTAAACTTGTATTTGACGGATCTTGGAAAGTTTGTCCGTTAGGTAATAACTGCAATGAATTACCTAATAATAAAACTTTATATCCATATGGACTTATTTTCTGTCTAGTGCCCAACAATAAATCCTCATCCTGTATATCTTGTAATGCAGTGCCTTTGTAAATGCTGGCAATGATTTTTTGAATGACACCCATCTTTTTAAGTTTGCTGCTTGTGCTGATCCATATAGGCATATAAAACTTCCAGCTTAATACATCTATAGGATTTTGTGTACCTACGGGAATACTACGACTACTAAAAGTCAATCCATCTTGGAATACTACGCTTAATGAAGTCCAATCAACAAAGTTATCTGTGCTTTGTATTTCTAGTGCCGGATTAAACAAAGTACCTAGCTGCTCTATTATTTCTAGTTTTTGTTGATAGTTAGTAGTCCAAAAATCTACCTGACAGCGTAGTGTATAAGGTACTGGCATCAATCTTTCTATAGTGAATGCTTGCCCTTGTGTCTGCTCATAACTTTGTGATTCGCTGTTATACTCTCTTTGACGTACATTCATCTTATCAATAAATGTAGGGTTTTGAGTTCTTCGCTGGTCATATTCTAAACCAGTTATATAATAAGTTATCATAGGTGCACTAGGTAGATTACTAGGACTATTATTAGCTATTATTGTACTTACCTGCCTACTCTGATCACCATACATTACAGGAACACGTATCAATATGTCATTTCCTGCAGGATCTTTTCCTCTAGTCACATACCAGTTGCTGAAAATCTTAGCAAACTGTATTAAAAATCTACGTATCTGATTGTCGTAAAAAAACTGTGCCATGCATTACTCTTATGGTTGTGGAGGATTTGGATCTGGTGGTAACTGTAATATGCTTGATAGAGGTTGTGCTTCTGGCACAACGTTACCTGTCTCTTGCAAGAATATTTGATTTTGATTATTTATAAATCCTGATACTTGTGATTGATCATTCTCATCAAATCCTGTTGCAGTTCTGACATTGGTGCTGATTCTTACCCATAACTGACCGTCCCAACGATATAAAATATTTGGAAAATAATCTATGCGTAAGAAGTAATCACCAACTTGCGGATTTTGTGGAAATGCTATTCCTGCTCCGCTTGGAGAACCGTTTGGTGCTTGCCCATCACCGTCTAGATAGCCTGTGCTATAACCAAATGATCTAGGTGTGCTA